TGCGAAAGGGTGATCCTTGTTATTGATCACCAAGTCTTGAACAGCGCGAATAGCTGTACCGTCTTTAATTTCCAGAAACGGTGTTGCATACATTTCCGCTTTTGTGTCGTACACTGCGTAATATACTTTCGTCATAATATCCTCCCATGGAATTTAATTTCATAGGAGATTTACGCATAATATACATTACGAGTCAATAGTTTATGTAACTGTTTGTTTAGATTCCTGTTAGCCTGTAAATGATTCATTTTATGACATTTTACAGGTTTCTGACCAATCTTTCTAATTTTTTTATTTTTATTTCTTCTGACACCCAGAGGTCATCCATCGCCTTATTATATTCTGTTATCGTCTCTGGTGCCTGTTCTTTTCGCTTCGCTTTTAATTGTTGAAAGTACTCTGGATCGTATTTTTCCAATTGTTTATCATAGTACCTAGGTACTTTCATTTTAATATTTTCGTGGACTATGAAATCATGCCGGTGGGCATCAGTCCACCCATATTTCCAATACCATGATTCTCCAATCCCCGCGCGGCGAGACATTGTTGCGTATTGGTTATCCAAATCGTATTCGATTTCGCCGGTTTCGGGATTGATATATTGGTCGGCAGCGGCCTCCCCTTTCGCTTTTTTCATTACATAACGGGCTACATATGCTGCACTTTCGTAGGTGCAGCTGCCTATCCTGTGGAACCCATGCGGCCACAGTTCTTCTAATTCGGGTGATATATATAAATTATTACCTAATTTCGTTTCCCATAATTTCTTGTCTGGAAAATCATATCCGAATATTAGCGCATGATAATGCGGACGTTTATTTTCGTCTCCATATTCACCGCAGTGAAAAAATCTTACTTCTTTACCGATTTTTTTTCGTAACCGTTTCATAAATTTTTGAAACTCTGTTACATCCAAAGACCACGGGCGAGGGCGCTGCTCGAGGGTCTCTGGATTGATTGTTAATGTTATGAAACTGTTGTTTTCGTGCATCTGGGCTTCGTGCATACACCTTATTGCCCATTCGCGACTATGTTGGAGGCGGCAGCCCCAACATTGACCACAAGGCAAATTAAAACCCTTTGCAAAAGCAAAGGGTTTATTAAAGACCACTTTGCCTTCGTATTTAAAGGCGAGGAGTGGATGATAGCATGCCATATTATAGCCTTATTCCACCTCGCATTACTTTAGCAAAGTTACGCGGCTGAACCGCCATAGCTCTTTTTGTAAACATCTTTTTTGACTTGCTCTTGTTCATTTTCTTTCTGTACTTCATCATTTTCTGCCTTTTCATAAAGTTGAAGCCAAACTTCGCCGTTTTCGTTTGGCATTGGATAGGTTTCTAATTTCATACTGAACTTGTTTTCGCGTTTAAACGCCATTCCAACATGTATCCAATTAGTTCGATCGCCCGACTTCTTAGCTTGAACGACTTTATAATTCACATTCCACACATTAACCTCCTTTGGTGTCAGTAGGCCCAGTTAACATCAAGCAGTTAACTGGGCCTGCGATCCCTTACTCCCCAGCTTCTTGGGGAGCGGGAGGTGCGGGATCGCTTTTGGGTGTCACCTCCACCACAGTGTCGGGCGCTTTCGCTAACCCCATTTCTATCATTTTTTCCAAATTTTTCGGATCGGTGGCAAATTCAAAAAATAATCCAGCATTATTGTTGAATTGTTCCCGAATGTGAGACGGTATTTCTGCAAAGTTTTGCTCTGCTTCGCGTACCATGTTAAGAGCTTCCGCATACTCATTGATTTCTGAATAGTCGCCATATTGCGCTATACCTTTATTTACATTCGCAATTAGACCTGTTCGATCGTATTGCTTAATAATGTTGCGTACGTCGGCGGCTGCCGCGTGTGATTGTTGAGTTAAACTTTCGCCAGTTGTCTCAAACCCTGTTCGAGATCGATCGCCGTAAGCTGTTTTGAATTTCGATTTTGTCATCTTGCGCTCCTGCTGTATTTATCGTCCAACGACGGTGGCTCAATTTTGTTTTTGAGTATATCGGGTGCTTTTTCCATCAATTTATCAATTATGATTGACCCGATTTGATTAGTTGGGGAATGTTTTAGTTGCATTGCACTAAGCCCCAATTTTTTTAAGGCTTTAATATCGCCTCGTAATATTTGATTTGTTAAATCTTTAAAAATAGTTTCCGCTTGTGATACCGAAACCTTTGCTTGCGCTAGAATACCCTCTGCATCTAACTTTCTAACTTCGGCTGGTAATTTTCTTAAAACTTCCGCACGAACTTTTCTTGCTTGTTCTCCAATCAAAGTTGTTTGCGCTTGAGCTTGTTTTGCCGAGGATATTGACGAAATCCCGCTCGACACTTGTTGGAAACCTTGTGTTGCAGCGAGACCTGCATTCTGAGCGGTGTAGCTCGCGCCTTGCGGGGTCGAAGCTCCACCTAGTTTTGCTGATAAAATAGGGTTTATGCCTGCGCGCCGTAGATCGCGAACTTGCCTTTGATGAGCCGTGTTGCTCATACGTTCTTGAAACGCCATTTGCTTTGCAGTTGATGCACGTGTCTCTTGGTTAGCGCTTTTAGCGCCCTTACGAGCAATACCACCGCCAATGATAGCTGCTGGAAGCATCCACCAAGACATCAGTTACATTCCTCTACAGGTATAAGAAGGGCATCACCAACAGCACACAAGACATCAGCCCAAGGCTGCATATTGTGATGAATAAGCCACACAACAGCCGCACCAAATATGGCAGGCAAAGCAAACTTACGAGCCAAATTAATAATAATGCTCCACTTAATTCCATTCATGTTTCACCTAAAAGTGATCGATAAGACCAGGCACGCTATATACCGGCATTGGACGGGTTGTTTTTAGATCGAAGTACCAATCCCAAATAAATTCTGGCTCAGTAGTAACCGCTATAACACGGTCAACTGGTGGGTTTTCTTCGATGAAAGATGAATTGAGCGCCGGCAGCGCTGTGAAATCTTGCGCCAAATGCCATACGTCTAAACTGCCTGTGGCGTTGCTACGCATTTTGCCAGTGATTTGACTAGGTTTGTACCTGTATTCCGCATACCGCTCTTGATAACCAAATGTTTGAGTATCGGCTGATGTACCTTGAGCATAAATTTCTTGATTAAGCACAGCTTGTTCGCCTAAATGGGCGAGGGCAGGCCAATAGAAGTCCCATCGATCTCTGCGTGACCACATACGATTTAAACCTTGCTGATACGTCAGATCTGCAAATACACACGCCATACCGATTAAAACGCCATGCTCTACAAATGATTTGCTAAACCCACCTCGAGAACTCAAAGTTCCGAGTGCTGACAAATTACCTTGCGGTGACGTAGTGTCTGTTGAACTTGTTTGCGGTACTGGCTGTACCATTAGCTCTGTTTTCGCACCGCCTAAATATTCTGGACGTTGCAACCGTGCATCTGGTGAGGTCACTCCGAAATGTGATTGTAAAATTTCGGTATATCTTGTGCCGCCACGAGCGTCACGCTCATACAATCGCTGTATCTGAAACGCTTCACGCAGCTCGTTAATTGTTGCTGCTGTTGCTGTTGTTAAATCTGCATACAGCTTATTGGTTTCACTACCGCTGCCGGACGACAATTCAACATGCGCGTCATCTGAACGCATACGATAATAGCCACCGCTTGTATTAACAGACAATTGTCCTTCGGCCGCTGCACCTGTCCACACATCCGCAGATGTACCTAATGGCAGGCTAACTGCATCGCCTTTTTGCGGCCACGGCAGCGCTGATGTAAAATAATCATGACGCTTGCCACGTTTTTGAACAGTAAAGTCTGTATATGTATCAGGCCCGTCGCCTTTTGGCACATTAAGGCTATCCTGCAAATTCTCATCGCGAAACCATTCGTTCCAAATTAAATTATACGCTCGACCATGCAGGTTATTAAAATCTAGGCCTGCTACGGCAGTAGGCAAACCCATATAATCATATAAATCGTTCGCTGCCACTGTCTGATTAGTTATTTGTGGTACTAGGAAATCCGTACTATCGTTAGGATCGTCTTGCGCTCCGTTGAACTTTTCCCAGTTATCCCAAATCAATCGATTTGGAACATAGAAAAAGAATGTTTCAACGTACATATTATCCATAATTGGATAAATCGGGGTGGCCAAACGGCCAAACCCCGTAGCGTTCATTTGAAATGTATCACCCGGTAAAACCTCATCAACGTAAATTGGTACTAAAAACCCTGAATCGAATGTTGTTTTTAACCCATGTACACGATTGAATGTACTTCTTTGGATTTCTGCCTGTGGTACACGACTAAATTCGTGTGACAATGTTGTGGGTAATGTACCAGCTGGTCCACCGAGCATTTTACTCTCCTAGTGTTTCTACTTCGATAATTTTGATTGGTTGTTCGTTACCGGTGATAACACCGGTATGTTCGTCAAATTCACCAAGCCTATGCAGTGAAAAATCGCTTGGATGTTTTGCGAAAGGGTGATCCTTGTTATTGATCACCAAGTCTTGAACAGCGCGAATAGCTGTACCATCTTTAATTTCCAGAAACGGTGTTGCATACATTTCCGCTTTTGTGTCGTACACTGCGTAATATACTTTCGTCATAATATCCTCCCATAAAATTTAATTTCATAGGAAATTTACGCATAATATACATTACGAGTCAATAGTTTATGTAACTGTTTATTTAGATTCCTGTTAACCTGTAAATGATTCATTTTATGACATTTTACAGGTTTCTGACCAATCTTTCTAATTTTTTTATTTTTATTTCTTCTGACACCCAGAGGTCATCCATCGCCTTATTATATTCTG